TTTCAACAGCAGCTCCGACAGGATCAAGAGAAATCAAACTAAAGTTCTTTTTGTAAAAAGCTGCATAACCATCTCTACCAGAAATCGTTTCATGCGCCAATCGCGCCCATTCCATAACCTTCTGCGCCGCGGAAGGAGCAATAGGATCGTGTAGGCCAATAGACATTGTGTTCCACTCAAACTTACCAGCTAAATACCGTCTGGAGTTCAAGTAATCAATCGTAATACTTTCCTGTGAAAAAGACGGCCGAGAAGCTGATCTAGCAATATAAGCTGGCAATGTATCATCAGTAAACTGAAACAAAAATCTATTTTGTCTCTTAGGTTCAAAAGTGTCAGCCAACATAGCGTTAACTTCAAAAGGCTGTGGCATTCTAAATCTCCATCTTCATTTTAATTTTAATAAACATCCTATAATAAATACACTACTGATTAAAAAAATATAACAGAATGGGGCCGAAACCCCATTCCATTATAATCTTACTCACTAAAAGCTGCGCCGTTAGGTGTGACGGTGAAGTCAAAAATAACGATTTCAGCTGCAGTGGTAGGCTTCAAGAAAATCTTACCCTTGATTATGTTTCTATCAATCAGATCAGGTGTAGTAGTGGTTTCATCCAAAATAGCTCTGAACTCATTGATACCATTAGCGGCCTGTACACTTGCGAGATAGTCGTTGACTTGAGTCAACAGACGCTCTCTTGTAGCAACAGTGTTAGGCTCAAAGATGAAGAGTCGTGAGAAACCAGCAATGGTCTTACGAACCTCAATCATCATACGGCGAACATTAATTCTATCCAATACCGACTGTTTTACCTGTAGAGTCTTCTGACCAAAGACAACAATGCCTTGGCCTGGGAATGTAGCAATTGGATTAACATTACTATTATAAAGATCATCACGCTGAGACTGTGTTAATCTCCTTCTAACCTCTAGTACCTCGTCCAAACCGCCACGATTAAACCCAGCAGGTGCGAACCATGGCTGAGCTACTCTATCATTGAATGCAAAAGCCCCTAGGACAGCCACCGAAGGTGGTACCCAAACAAGCTTATCATTATCAATGTCGTTTATACGAACCCACGGATAATAAGTAGCACCGTAATTAGAGCTATACTTTTGTGCCTCGCTAATAGCGTTTGCTACCGACAAACTCAAGCCTGCGCCTGTAGCAGTAGTGTTAGCTATGTCAATAAGAGCAAAAGCATCTGCTCGTGTTGCACACATATCAACCAATCTATCAGTAAGAGACCCGCCAGCAGATGAACTAATACCTGGCATTGCAATAAGATTAAAATCAACTTCATCTGGATTAGAAAGAATCTTAATAGCTCTATCGAAGTCACCAGACAAAGTATCAGTGCCAGTAGACTGCTCAGTTTCCAACTGATTCTTACGAGGATCAAATCCATCCCAACCGCCAAACATAGGTACAGTAAAACGAACCGGATTATTAGTTGAGAAATTGCCCGAGCTACTACCCAGCTGATCAATAAAGGTATAGCTACTTACATTGCCAGAACCAGCATAATCGGCTGCTGCAGCAAAGACCAACATACCATTATCATTGCTTGTGGTACCTGAAGCAGAAGTAATGGTTCTCTTCAACCGATCACCAACACCTACCGATTGAAAATTAACCCCTGTAAAAATGCGTGAGTCAACAGCATTTACTGAATTAAGCTGATTTTGTTTCAACGGTAAAGCAGCAGCAGTAACACTACCAATGCCATCTCTTTCATAAGAGTTACTAGATACACCTTGGAATCCAGCAGGTCTTGCTTGAGCGGGATAATTACCCATAAATACTCTAATATACTTAGATTTATTGGGATAATCACCATTAAATAGAATTTCAGGCGGATTCTGTGACAAATCAAACTGAGTTCTTCTATCACCAATTACTCTACCAATATAATTCTTGTTAGTAGGATCTAATACAATATCTGTAAAATTCTCAAGAATGATTGGCTCTTCATCAGTATCATTAGCCATTCTAACACTAACAGTAAACTTAGGATAAGCAGTTTGAGAAGCTGCGACATCTACATTAGAAACAGAGACTTTGTACTTGTTATTCTCAACATTACCATCAGCTAGAGTAGAGAACTTGAACAAGTTATGAACGGTGCCATTCATATTCTGTGAGACAATCCACGGAGTATCAGCACCAGAAAAGCCACCAGTAACTTTATTGAACGAATCACCAGCAGCAGTGATGGTTGAAAAATCAGCGGCTGCGCCTACAGTTGTTGGCTGAGCTGCATTAGCACTTACAGTGCCAGCAGCACTACCGTAATTAAATACGGCATCTACATACAGATCAGTAAGCTGTTCACCATCATAAGACTGTTGAGGATTAACGCCCAATACTTTCTTAATGTAGTTGCCATCTGATTCGACAAGCGAAAGACCACTAACAATAGTACCATTAGCAGAAAGGGCGAAGTTACTAACAGTACCACTCATAACAATATCGAAAAGATCAGTGGTGCTTCTTCTTTTTACAACGGCCATACAGACATTAGTACCACTAATAGCCGAAGCTGAGTATACATTAGCAACAGGGAATGCGATTGCACCGACTTGACCGGTGTTTACCGTGCCTCTACCGAGAACACGAACTACTGTGAGGGGCGAACCGTTTCTAAGATAAGATTTAGCAGCATAAGGCATGTACTTTGTTATGTCCTGGCCACCAAAGGTATCTCTAAATTCACCAAAATTGCTTACTTGCACAGGTTTATACGCAGGGCCTGATGTAGTGCGACCAATCAAGGCAGCACCAATCGTACCAGCGCCAGCTGGTACAAAAGTATCATCAATTTCCTGAGTATAGACGCCGGGCGAGACAAAGACTTCGGCCATCTATTTTCTCCATCTATAAATGTTATAAAGCTGTATAGTTCTTGAGACTCAAGGAGTCGTTAAGAAAGATATACCTAGTTTTTTGTTCATGTAGAGAGTTAAACTTTTAACAATTACAAAAGAACCTATAAAACTCCTAAAATAAATATGAAACAAAAACTTGCTAAAACATTTATAGATGGAATAAATTACATTATAGAGCTACTTCTTCATCCTCTGGTGCCTCAGCGGGCGCTTCGGCTGCGCCTGCCTCTTCGCCAGTAATACTCTGAATAAGAGCATTAGCATACTGAAGGGCTCCAGCATTAGTAGATAGGTTATTGCGAACTGCTGTCAACTGCTCCTCAAGCTGAGAGCGGGTCGCACTCAATTGTGCAACAACCTCAGAAAGATTCTTCTGCTGTTCCTGCAAAGTTTCCAAGCTGATAGAATTATTATCTGCCATTACTTCCTCCTTTTGTTATTTAAAAAATCCATCGGTAGTCGATAGTATTCAGTGTTGTATTTTTCGTAACCAGACTTAAATGCCTGATACGATTCCTCTATTTTACCAATAAATTCCGCAGACACTCCAAGATAATAGTAAGTTTGATAATCTTCTGGATGTTTACGTAATCTATCTTTTGCTAATTGATAATAGTAAGGAGCCTTTTCTTTCATGTTCAACTTGCCCCAATGATGTATAACCAAATCTGTATTTACATACTTGAAACCCCCTCTATCTAAAGAGTTATAAAGAGTTTCGTGAGTATTGAATTCAAAAAATACTCTTGGATCATTTTTAAATAACCTTATACATTCATCATCAACTGCAGAATCATAACCCTTATAAGCTGGAACCTTTTTAGTTCCAAACTCATCTCTACCTAATGGAAGATAACCTCTTTGCTTTACCTTAAAGGCATCTACTCCTTCCATCTTTACTGCTCTACTTATTTTTTCTATATTCTTTGAATCTATTTCTTCATCCGTGTCCATCCGGAAGACCCAATCAGATTCGACCAATCGTAAACCAGCATTGAGTGGTGAAGAGTAGCAGTCGTGCCAAGGATAATACAAAACCTTATAGTCGCCTGACTCTTTAACCTTCTTATTCCCCGTCACGACTACTACAACTTCATCTATCACACTCTCACAGCTTTTAATAATGTTTTTTACTTTTATAAACTCATCTTTACACATTATCAATAGTGCGGTGGACATATAGGGTATCCTCTTCTTCTTTCATAGATGTTTTTGCATCTCTATATTCTTTATCTGCCATTGCTGCCGTTACCACATCAATAGTACCTAATTGACTGGTAGATAAATGAGCCACTATGTCTGCATATACCAAAGCCGGAAGTTCCCCTGCATTATGTCGAGCCATATAGGAAACAAAACCAGCTAAAAAATGTATCTCCGGCCCTATAGGATCTATAAAACTTTTATTCACATCCTTGGTAAAACAAATCGTTTGCTCTAAATCTTTTAGATAAGTTACGAAGCCAACCGCGCCCTTAGTAACAATAACATTAGAGTTACTAATTTTAGAAATGGTTTTAGCTATGTTTTTATCTGTTTTATTTACGCACTCTTGAGCCGTCTTAAGATTAATCTTTAGCCAATCAGCATTTTTATGCTCCGCATAAACAAAATTTGTATCTATAAAAACAGTTACATTATCTACTTCCCGGCTTCTTTTAATAATACGAACAACGTCTTCTTGCTCAACAGTACCTTTATGATAATCAGAAATAATTACAAGGTCTTCCGGTTCTATAAAATCTACAAATTCATCAATTACTTTTTCATCATGTGTTACGGCGTCATCTTCATCTTCTCGTAAGAGAAACTGGCCGTCTACATAATATCTTATTTTTATTGGAAATCTTTCACCAGCATAAAAGAAATGCACCTCTTCTCCACATAACGACTCTAGATTCCGAACCAGATTACCGGCCCCGCCATCAACCATTTCTTCTCGTTCACCTTCTACGACAAGAGCAGCATTGTTGGCGGGGTCGGATCTGAGCGGTTTTAAAAACCTATAGCGATCCGTTAAAAGATCACCAATTACAAGTATTCGATTCACTTAGTTGCGGCGATGCTTACCTTGCGATAATCAGTTAGCAACTTCTTCAGCTCAGTCGCGGCCTTGCGAGCACGCGTCCCAGCTGACTTATTTCCACCAGCATTCTTTTCGTGATTGGACTGGAACTCCTCCAGAGCTACCTGGATTTGATTGTATGATTCTTGTATTGCCATTTTACTCACCTCCTTTGGTAATGTAATAATTCTCTAACACTAAAACATCAATGTTAGAATTGATAAATGTTCTTACGGCGTCCTTGGGAGACTCCACGATTGGTTCTCCGCCAAGATTGAACGATGTATTTAATAAAACAGATACCCCTATCTTATTTTTAATGCATTTTAATAATTTATAAACTCTATTGTTTTGTTCCGCATCGACCGTCTGTATTCTGGCTGACCTATCTTCATGTGTTATTCCTGGTAAAGTGTCCACTTTTACAGAGTACGACAGTAACATATATGGATTGGCTACCGATTTGACTATGTCGAAATACTTGCTGGCATCGTCATAGGCAACGATGGGCGCATATGGACGCCAATACTCCCGTTGCTTTACTTTGTCGTTTAGGTGGGATTTGGCACCCTTCCAGCAAGGATTAGTAAAGATACTACGGTGTCCCAACGCTCTGGGCCCGAATTCACTACCTCCTTGGAACCAACCGACAACTTTATTATTCTTAATGTCATCACTCACCTTTACAATGAGGTCATCTTCGTCCATTTTATTGTAAAGCATTTTCTATTTCCTCATCCGAATAACTTTTACCAAGAAAGCCTAAACACTCAGGCATTGCCATTTTTTTCTCTTTTTGAGAGACCTCATAAATTGCTCCACCAAAGCACAATCCTGAATCATTAGCCGCTGGAAAGATGTGAATGTCTTTGAATAGTCCAGCCTTTATTATTGCCGCATTAGCCAATACGTTTAATCCACATCCGCCACCTAAACAAAGATTAGGTGCCTTTATTGTTATGGTACTGAAAAACTTTACCAGTATTGTTTCAAACTGATCCTGTAGCCAAGCAGCAATATCTTTTGGATCATACTTATCCATTTGAGGTTCAGTAGGCATCCGATGATCATAAATGTAAGGAAAATAAAACTTATCATTGTTTATCTTAAACAAATCTGGTAGGTCCACTTTATCTTTATTCCCATAGGCAGACAATCCCATTATTTTGCCAGGTGCTGTTTCCATGAATATATAAGGATTAATAATAGTTGCAGCTTTTTTAGGCTCCATCTTACTGTAACACCAACGAGAAATGTTATTATAAACTTGACCTAGATTAAAAGTAGAATGTTCTTTTGCTCCATTGATAGAATGATAAACTACATAAATTCCCTTTTGCTTATCTCCGATAGCATAAAGTCCTGTTTCGTATGTGTTATTAGGAAAACTATTACCTGCCCCATCAAAACTTAAGATACTAGCCTTCTCAAAAGGGCTGGTATAAAAAGTAGCACACGCATGAGCTTGATGATGATCACAAAAACTT